ATGAACGTAGTCTGGCATATACTTATATGCGTTCCCGCCTTGTCCTGGGAGTTCTGGCGGATAGCCCCACAGCTTGTGATTGTGCCAAGGCCCACTGTCATGGATGTCAGTCCATCCACACGCCTCAGAAATCGCCACATTCATTTGCTCGTCGGTCATGGCTGCACCTCCTCTTCTCTTGGCACTTGTGTGTCGCAGTCTTGGCAAAACCACATCTCAGAGCGCACGCTCCACTCCATAACGTTACCGCAGTTGCACTGCTTCTCTGCCTCGCTCTCGTCGTTGGTGAGCCAGCTATCATACCAGCTTGGGAGGTTCATTTGCTCTCCTTTCTGAGGCGCATGATTTCGGCCTCGATGCGTTTGAATGTCGCCTCGAACGCACGCCGGTTTGGGTGCGACTGAAGCAGTGTCTCCGTCAGTGCCAGAAGCTCAGTGGCTTCTTGTTCTAGTCTGTTTTTCATTTTGTTGTTGTTGCTCTGCGTGAAATCTCTCTTCTCAGGTACCATGCCGCTTTTTCAAGGTCTTGAACTTCATTGTCCTTGAACCCAGCCCTGAACACGTACTTTATCACGTTTCCAAGGTTGAACGAAAATGCCTCTGCAATGTCTATGCATTCGATTCCGCTCGGATGCTTGTTGTAATGCGCTGGGTGTTCGACGGCGCTGGTCGAGGACGGGTTGGATGATTTCGCGCCAAAGTTTTGAGTACATACTGTCTCTTTCGGTTGGTTTTCCATGTTCTTTAGCCAAGAATTGCTTTTTTTATTCGGGACTCGTTGAAACGCCATGTCAGCAGACAACTCGCACGATACCGAGACATCCCGAACATGGGCACGACAGCCATATGCTTCAGTTGCGAGTCCGTTGGTGGCAGCTTAATCCAACTGCGCGTCTTGCGGGAGTTCGTTCTATCACCGTTGCTGCGAAGAAAATCATCCGCTTGAGCAAGCGCAAGCTCCTTGGAGTTGGTACGGGTGATGATGGTGACCGCGCCTCCGGTGACGCCGCCAATGGCGTTGTACACCTCGCCCATACGGATGACCGCGCCCCACGCAGTGAGCGCGTTCGCCATGCGCACGGCGTCCCCATACATCGACTCCCACCGAAAGGGCGACATCTCGATGATTTGCATCTCGGACATCTCGAATGACTCGATTGTCTCGATGCCGTTGACGCGAACCGGAAACACATAGCCGCACACGGGGCAGCTGCTGACCGCAGCAGGCACCTGAATACCGCACTCAGGGCACTTCTTCATCGGCGCTTCACCGGTCTCGCTCTGGCGCACGAACAGCCGGTCTCCCGCGTCGATGTCACCGTGCGTAAGCAGTGAGGCGCCAAAGTCTAGGATGATGCAGTCGCTCTTAATCACCCCAGGGTATCGCTTGGCGTCGATGCACGGCCTCAGCCCTCGCCCAATCATCTGAATCATCGTCGACTTCTGACTGCACGGGCGCACCAGCACAACGCACCCCACACGCTGGCAGTCCCACCCCTCGGTCAGCTTCATCACGTTGAGCAGCACCTTGATTTTGCCTTGGTCGAAGCGCCGCAGGATGGTGGCGTTGTCGTCGTCCGACATCTCGGAATGGACGGCCTCGGCGGAGATACCGTCGTCGCGGAATGCTTCAGCCAAGTGCTGCGCATGTTGGATGGTCGAGCAGAACACCACGGTGGACCGGTCTGATGCCTTCTCACGCCAGTGCCGCAGAATCTCCGAGTGCACTGCACGCTTGTCCATGATGGCCTCGACTTCGCCCATGTCGAACTCCGCACCGGTCTTCTGCACGTTCTGGAGCTGGTCGTTGAGCCCGATGTCCATGCGGAACGCACGCGGCTGAACCAAGTTCCCCGCTGCGATGAGCTCGCCTACGGTGATTTTGTCGGCCACGTTGTTGAACACCGCCGTGAGCGCCTGCTTGTCCCCACGCTCCGGTGTCGCAGTAAGCCCGAGAATGACGCCATCTGGCGAGCGTTCGCGAAACGCCTGCACGATGTTCATGTAGCTTTCAGCCGCTACATGATGACAGTTGTGGACTAAGTATCCGTTTGCGAAGTAGGTATTTCCGTTTTCAACTTCGATATTGTAGACAAAACCGTCTGGACACAATCCGCCAAATGTCCCGCAACTTGTTTGTTGGTGAACCTCAATACCGTCCACCCGATAGACTTCAAAAACGCGTCTTTCTTTTCGTCTTGAGCCTTTCTCTTTAGAGATAAATGAGAATTTCCGTCTACCTCCACTGCAACTTTCAGTTCTGAATTCCCAACATCCACTTTGTAGCAAGTTGGATAAAGCCTTTCCGATGATTTCCGTTTTGTCGGTATGGCAACCTCCATTTGCCACCCTAGGGCAGATGCTATCGCAAGCTGATGGATTGTTGGCCCAGTCCCATTCCCCTTCCGAACCGGTGGCTTCCACTTCATTGCACGCAGTTTGGTTGAGACAATTTCTCGCACCGCTGGATCGTGCATCCCATTCGTCTTTCTGAATTTTGTTATCTCTCCTCCATGTTTCTCGAAACTGTTGCGTATGGTTCTCCTTGAGAGCTCCACCTTGCACTCCCTCTGTCCGCACAGCCTGCCTGGACGTGCTCCTCGATACGTTTTGACTGGGATTTCCTTTTCGCAAATTACGCAGTTTGCCATACGGTATGATGTTAACCATCATATCGTCACTGGTCAAATCTTTGGCGGCAACAAATCCTCTCTGAGTCCAAACCGGATGACTGCCTGTGCAGTTAAGAACTTGTCCTCCAACAAAATGAATCGACACAAAGCTTGTTGGCTTGCTCTTGAATAAATGCGTTACCTTGCCTTCACCAAGGTGGGTTTTAACATTGTCTCCAATGCCAATTTCTTCGATTGGCTTTCCATCAATCAGCGTTCCTTTTGGGAAACATTCATCTATGAACAGCGCCGACATCCCGCTTGGCATCGTTGCCAAGTTGAGCGGCCGGCACAGCGTCTGCACCATCCCGAAGGTCGCCCCGCTGGACCACGCCTTTCGCTCGGCGTTAAACACATCAACCTTGGCCGACGGGTTGTACCGCTTGAAGGTCTCTTTGTTTTGGGTGACAAGCTCGTCGCGGTGCTGTATGACGAGTACCGGTGCTTTCTTCACGAACGGCGCGAGAATCGCGCTGCCCATGACCGTCTTACCTGCGCCAGTTGGCGCGATTCCTAGTGTGTTGCCGCACTTGCCCAGTGCGTCAATGCAGGCGTCAACGAACTGAGCCTGCCTTGGTCGTAAAATCATGTAAGTGCCTTTGTTTCACTGACGCAAAAATGAAAAAGCGTCGTTGCAGGATCTCCCTGCACACCATTCGGCTTGAGAATGCCGCTGGTTTTACCTCAAAAAAGGGGGGCGAGACAACCATTATTGCCCCGCCCCCCACAACCCCAAACTGTACTACTTCAACCAAGCAGGTTTCTTGCCAGCCGTCGCCGCAGGCGCGGCGGTCTTCGCTACTGGCACCGGTGCTTTCGCCTCGGGCGCACTCTCATTGGCTTGGTTCCAGAGCTTGTGCCCGTTGCTGCTTGGGTTTGGTGAACCCCAGTCGCTGATGGAGTTACGGTCAGCGCGTCCGTCTTTGCCCTTGTCGATGCCCACCTTGATGACGACCTCAGCGCCGTTGAGCGCCTCGATGATTTGATTGAAATCACCGCTGTTGAACTGCTCGTAAGAAGCGGGGTCTTCGTAGTTGAAGACGCCACGGCTCTCAAGAATGCGAGTAATCGCCCCGATACCCATCTGGCGCCACGCCTCGCTGTTGTTCTCGTCAAACGGGTTGCAGACCATCCCGAACACGCGCCGGTTGTTGTACTGGCCCCCTTGGATGGCGAGCTCGATGGAGAGGTAGTCTCCACCGGTGGACTGACTGCTCTTGCGCTCCTTCACCACAAGGACGGCTTTCGCCACTGTCCCCTTGGGAATGAGTTCCATCTCTGTTGACCCGACGTTTGTTGATTGTGCGTTGAACATACTGATTTCGATTTTTGTTTTTAGTGTTTGGCGGTGTCGATGCGTTTACCTGCGCGGATCTTGGCGAGCACCTTCCCAAGGTCAGCGGGTTCTTGAAGCTCCAGCGTACCGGAGCGGTCTTTTGCGGGGTAGCCCCACGGGTTTTGTTGGTGGCAGACGAAGGCGCGGTATTGCGACTTGTCCTCTGCCTCGAAGTTCTGAAGCGTCAGAACGAGATCAAAGATACCAGGCAACTCGCGACCCGTCTTCGAGCCCTCGATTTGAACGTCCCAGTACTTCCTCTTTAACTCATCCTCCTGCTGCTCCAGAATCCCCACCAGCACCACGTTCTTGTGGCAGTGCTGGAGCTGGGTCACCCAACGAATCATTTCGCGTCCAAGGAGCCCGTAGGCCCCACGGGTGTCAGGCTTGCCGGTCTTGTCACTGAACGCCTCGGGCTGCTGCTGACACCACGCGAAGCACATCCGGCTTGCAACGGTGATGGAGTCAACGAACAGCGTCTCGTACTGCTCGTGTCCGGACGCCGGCCCGAAAGCCTTCACAACCGACTCGTACGCCGACTTCGAGTAGGAGCCGTTGGCGTCAGCAGGGTCCGGCCCACCCAGCCACAGGGCAATGGCCTTAGCCAGCTCCCACGGGTGAGCGCCCATCTCGTTTGACGTGCCGCGAATGTCGAGGCAGTCGCCCTTCCAGTCCTTACCCAGCGCCAGCGTACCGGCCTCGAGGTCAACGAACAGCGTGCTCTTCGCGTCCAGCGTGCGGGCTTGGTAGGTTTTACCAACACCGGCAGGGCCGAACACAACCGCCTTCACGCAGTCCGAGGTGCGCTTGAGGCGCTCGTCTGCCTTAATGATGCGCAGGCTCATTTTACGAAGGTGATACGGGGTTCGCTGAACTTGGTGGTACGCGCCTCCATAACGCGCCGCAGCACGTCTTCGTTGCCGATGCGCTCGATGGTCTTGGACGACACCGACATCTTGGTGGTGACAAGTTCCCGTGCGTCAGCCAGCGGCAGCGACTCGTACAGAGCCTGCAACTTGCCCTGATCCCACAGGTAGGTCGCCTTGACTTCGTACGTCAGCTTTACGCCGTCCACTTCCGTTGTGAGTGTGCCGTATCCACGGCCCGACTCTGCCAACAGGTTCTGGAGGTTCGCCCCATGCTCTTGCATGATGGCCTGCTCCAATGTCGCTATCTCTTCTTCAAGGGCGGAGATTTTTGTTAGCCGTTTGGCTATCTCCTCCCGCATTTTTTTCAGGTTCATTTTCTAGTTCACGTTTCAGTTTATGGCACACGTCTTCGAGCCGAAGCACCCAGCCTTCGCGGTGTGCAAGCGCCACAAGCGCCGCAAACTTCTCAAGCGGGATTTTCCGTCTGCGAATCCATGTTGATATTGTTCTCGGTTGCACAAGTACCCCCGACAACACCAACTTCTTCCAGAGCAGGTTCTTTCCCCCGAACCGGAAGACCATGTGCCTCGCATCTATTTGGTAGCTCATGGCGGGGATGAAGATGTACGCATTTTTTGCGTATCGCAACATCTTTTTTCCTTTTGTCGCAAGCTGCTTCCTTGCAACGTGTTGAGCCATGGAACCTGTCTCTTTTGACGCTCTGATTGAGAAATACACCGGTGTTCACGGCATCCAAGCGGGGATGGTTGTGCTCGCCCCGAAGGTACACTCCGACTCGGGGCCCATTGCCACTATGGGAAGCGCACTGCCTCCGGACACCATTATCCCTAAGGGCGCAGGGATTTACGACGAGAACGGTATGCTCCCGAAGATTGAAGGCAAGGGCCTTGAGTTTATCGCTTACGCTTAGGCTCAAGCGCCTTCTCGAACAGAGCCGCTTCAGCGTCTCTGCGGCGTTGTAAGCCTTTGGTATTCGGCCACAAACGCTTCATCGACCGGATGAGTTCCGGTACGTCATAGAACCGGCGGTCGCGCATCGCGTTCTGGATGCCAAGCATCTCGGACCGCCTGTCCCCAGCGAGGGCTGTGCCACGGTTGAACACCAGCGAGATAAGAGCGTCCCGCGCCTCGTCTGGCAGGTCTTCGGCCTGAGGGTAAATGCGCAGCATCCGCAGGTAGAACATGGGCAGCGTGTTCTTCTGAAAGACCTCAACGGCTTTCTGCCAAAGCACCACGATAGAGCGCATTGTGGGCGAGGCGTGCAGGAGTTCGCGGGCTGCGTTTGCCTTGACTCCAAGGGCGGCGGTGAGCGCAAGGTAGTCGGACTCGGGGAGCAGTTCCTCCCACGCTTCCGAGAACTGTTGCGATGTGGCGTAGCCCAAGTCGTAGCCAATTCCAATCGTGACGCCGCTTTGCTCCCCAGGCCACGTCGGGCTCTGAAGGAACTTGCGGTAGTACTCCTCACCGCCGCCCACCTCGAAATCAATGATCAGCTTTAGACCCGCGTCTGAGATGTTCATTTGTGCTCGGTGAAGAACCGCTCAGAGATTTCGCTCACCTTCTTCCACAGCTCCTTCCGGTCGTCCTCGCACTCGCGGATCTTCTGTGAGAGATACCAGATAGCGATTGCCATCGCGCACGCCAGCGGTCCTTGAGCAACAAGTTGGTTCACCATGGGTTCAAACGAGATGTCGGCAATCACGGTTTTTCTTTCCTGAAGATGTTGATGGCTGAGTAAATGCTCACGCCGGCCGTGAGGATAGCGTCCGCTTGGTCAGGCGCAATCCTAACTCCGAAGACCGTGAGGAGGCTGATGATGCCGCGCCATGTGGATGGCTCCATTAAACGAGCGAGGATGTATTTCATGGGTGTGTGTGTTTTGCGATGAGTGCCACGGCGACAACCGCAGCGGTTGGGTAAACGAAGTCAGTGATGCCCTTGAGCGTCCATGCACGCAATTGTATTCCGCCCCAGAAGGGCATATTCGCCCTGCGTCCACCGTAGTTGTGCTCGATGTTGCGGTACTCAGCTTGAGCGTATTCGCGCCCCACGAAGTACGCCGACCCCGCAGCCGCGCCTGTCCACCAATTGCCCGTCACCATGGCGATGACGGACTGGATGGCGAGCGCAATGAGCGGGTGGGCGAGGTGGTGCATGGGTTAGCTGGTTTGATTTGTCGATAGGAGCGACAAACGAATCTCCACTGCAGCTCCAATGCGGTTTTCGACGTACAATCTTCCGTCGTTGTTCGCGCTGAGAGTGATTCGGTTGTCTGTCCCAGTTGTCCCAGAAAGTGGGCCCGTCTGCATATTGAAATACACGTCACCAGCGTATTTGTTCACAGCAGGCGAGCCTGCTCCAGATGCCTTGTAGACCTTAAACCAACCAAGACCGTTTCCGTTTGCTGAGTTCGATGCGAGCGTTACAAGACCGCAAATGTACGCGCCAGTGTCATTTGGGTTAATCACATAAACCGATGTGGCGGTATCGTCTGCGAGCGAAAGCACTTGCGTGCTGTTGAACCCAGCTTCGCCTACATAAGAGAATCCGCGAGCGTATTTGATGAACTCGCCCGTTGAGTCAACTTGATGGTCAATGTCGTAGCTGACTGCCGTTGCCTCTGTGACAAGCACACCACCCTCTGGAACTGGGTTGCAATAGAAGGCCACGATGCGTGTCAGCTTGGAGCGTTCAATCTTTATGCCGATACGACCACTGAGCGTTCCAAATGCGTCAACAGCAAGATGGCCGAATGTCATCGAGTAAACCCCAGGGTTTAGCGTTGAGCTTGGCCCCCCAATCTGAACGCCGATTGCGTTGTTGGCAGATATTGCAACACGCACATACCCAGGGAAAATGTTGTTGTCCGTCCAGTTCACGAAGTTCAGACCGAACACTCTGCAATCTTGAACGAAAACGCTTCCAAAAGTGTTCAGAGTAACAACCTGAGCGTTCCCATCATACCCAGTAGTCACGCCGCCAGTTTCGATTCCAGTTCCGCAGGTTCCCTGAATGTCGATGCTGCCGAAAACGCACTGGGTGACATTTCTCTTTGTCAACGCACTTTCGCCGCCTGTGCTGTCCGCATAAATGGTAATGGCCTTGCTTGTCGTGCCGCTCATCTTCAGCGTGATAACATCAGCGTAGATGTTGTGTGCGCTGTGGATTGCAAGGGCAACTCCAGTGAATGACGCTCCAACATCGAGGCTCATTCCCTCCCAACGCACGTTCTGGACAACCGCAGTTTGATCGGTTTGAACGGCGACACCATTTCGATCACCAGTGTAAATCAACTTACCAGCAGGGCCGAAGCTTAAGTTGGAATTGTTCTTGAGCGTGATTGTAGACGCATGGGCGCACGGAACATCAATCAGCACTGTTCCACCGCCATTGATTGCGGCTTGAATCGCCGCAGAATCGTCTGTAACGCCATTGCCAACAGCTCCGAACTGAATAACAGAGATAATCTCGTTCAGCTTGTCTGCGTTCTGAAATGCTTTGCTGCTCATAAGGTATGTGATTACTGCCAAGGAAATGGCGTTATCTGCGGTTGGGTTGCTCCTGTTTTCTGAGCAACCATGTCCTCGTATTTCTTAACGTTACTGTACTCCTCTTCGTGAACGCCATCATCGAGCGCATCCTTTACCCACTGAATGACTTGTTCTTCGGTTGCGGCATCGAGCTGTGTGAATGAATCAACGTCTGGCGGCAGTAAGTTGGTATCTGACTCAATGGTTGATGTCCCGTCTGACACCGAAAACGAAGCGTTTACAACTGTCCCAGCAACCGGCGTGTCGAGCGTTTTAATCTGCGTGATTTTCCAGTTCATTTTGCTTCGGATGCTGATTGCTTCAGATTCTCAAGGTCAGCTTTTAGCTTTTCAATAAGCGCAGCTTGCTCAATGTTGGCGAGCAAGAGTTGACCGAGTTGTTCGACTAGCATTTTCCGTGGATCCATAGTGTTAAGCGATGATTGCGAGCTTGCGTTGTGTTCCTGCTGCATCTTTCACCAAGATGTATCCGGTGATGGGCGCATCAGCGTTTGCGACAAAAGTTCCGAAACGGACAAGCCCGGCACCTTTCGTTACAAAACGCATATCAACATCTGTGTCTGCTCCGCCTGCGGAAAGAATCGCGCTTCCAACACCAGAGTTCGTGCCATACGCATGAAGGTAGTTGACGGGCGCACTGTTGACTCCTCCAGCGCGGAACTCTTCGTTGGCCAGAGAGTTTTGAGATACGAAGCGGTGAGGTGTCGTTCCTTTGGTTTGGTAGAAAAGTCCGACGTTTGTGTCAGATCCAGCAGCAGCAATGACCGGATAAGATCCAGCACTTGAATTAAAAAATTGAAAATAATTTGCTGGAGTTGCATTTGTAAAAAATGCAGCACAAACACCAGAATATCCATAAATGCCAACGTATCCATCTTGCGCTGCAATAGTCAGATTTTGCGAGTTGTTTGTGGCGTCACTGCGGATTGTAAAACCAAAAAAGTTTGATGGCGTCCTCCATAAAAGTTGATGGCCTTTAGCCATTTCGATAGCAGTGCCAGTGCCCGTGATTCCGTCCGTTCCAGTAATGCCATCTGATCGGAACAAAATTCCTTTGTTCCATGTGCTCCCGTTCTTGCCGATAGCAATTGCAGTGTTACTTGGATTGGTTGGAGTTCCTCCGTAAGATGGGTCGCCTCCAGCAGCTAGCCAAATACCGTATGTTCCAGTTGTAAAAACGTATGGAGTGCTGCTTCGATTTACTCCTTCAAGGTTTTTAACAGCAAGCTCAAGCCCAAACCCATAGCTTCCTTGAGTAAACTGCACGTCTGAATATAGACCCCACACGCTGCGACTGGCTTTATTTCCAATAGCAAATCCAGACACGCCGATTGATTCGGTTGGCTGTCCTGCGGCGATATCGATGTTTGCGTTCGACACAAACCCTGTTACAGCCATCAGCCCGTTGTCTTGAGCAACAAAGAACGAGGAGTCGCGAGGTGCCCAATTGGCTCCCTGTGTTGATGTTGGAACAAATCCCCCCTGCGTGCCGGAAAAATTGCCAGTAAACGCAGCGCCGTCATTCACGAACAAACGGTCGCGAACACGGTTCATGTTGGCTCCATCC